CGCAGCAGTTGCTTGAGTCGTAGCAGTCGTAGCAGACCCAGCAGCAGAGGTTGCAGAGGTAGCTGCAGAGGTAGCAGAGGTAGACGCATTAGTCTCACTGGTTGCTGCGTTACTTTCGCTAGTAGCTGCATTGGTTTCTGACGTAGACGCATTACTAGCAGAGGTTGCTGCGTTTGTTTCAGAAGTTGCTGCATTGCTTTCGCTAGTGGCTGCATTGGTGGCTGATGTTGCTGCTGCAGTAGCCTGAGTCGTAGCTGTTGTAGCTTGAGTTGTAGCCGTTGTAGCTGACGTTGCTGCAGACGTTGCACTTGACGCAGCCGCTGTAGCACTAGCAGAGGCGTTTGACTCCGCAGTCTCTGCATTAGTTTCAGCAGTCTCAGCGTTAGTCTCTGCTAGTTCCGCTGCTGTCTGTGCCGCTTCAGCAGCCGTTTGTGCAGCCTCAGATGCTGTCTGCGCTGCTTCCGCTGCTGTCTGAGCAGTCTGAGCATTACTTGCTGCAGTAGACGCAGTAGACGCATCAGCCGCTACTGACGCTTCAGATCCTGCTGCGTTACTTGCTGAGGTTGCCGCTGCTGCTGCAGAAGCACTAGCTTCATTTGCTTTAGTAGTAGCAGTCTGTGCGCTGGTGGCTACTTCTGACGCATAAGCATCTGTACTAGCATCACCAGAACCACCTGTTCCACGGAATATAGGCATTAACTACTCCTACTAAAGAAAAGGAAAAGGGGCCATTGCTGACCCCCATTGGTCTTACTCGTCAGCGACTGCGAGGATAAATCCTGCTTCTGGACGATATACTTCAACACCGTAGAGTGTGTCTGCAGTGTACAGAGTAGAGAGGTACTCTTGCTTGTACTGAGTCTGCGAACGTACTGCCATCTGCTCTGCCATAACAAGAGCGTCTTGGTGGAAGAACAAGCAACCACGTACAGCGATAGAGTTTTGAGCAGCAGTCTCCAGTACAGGAGCGTTGCTTGAAACGTAAATGTCTACGCCGTAAAGGTTACCAATAAGACCTGACTCAACGCCACGTCCACCGACAAAGTCAGAAGACACGTAACGGTCAATACCCATCAAAGACTTACGTACTGCAGGTGGAACTACAAGTACACGGTTTTCCATAGGAACGTCAGCGTCGTCCATAAGCTTGATAGCTTCACGGAAACCAAGGTCAGTGAAGTTGTCACCCGTAGCTACAGTGTCGTCAGTGTAAGTAGCAAGACCTAGAGCAGCGTTAAAGTAGTAGCTGTTGCTATTTTCCCAGTTAGCGCCGTCAGTAGGAGCTTGAGTACGAGTACCGTCACCGAAACCAGTAGTAGCATTGATAAGGTCAGTATCAACCTTAAGTGCAAGCTGGTAACCAGCGTCTTCAGTGTAGAACTGACGGAGGCTGTTGAGAGCTTGTACTTCTACGATGTCTTCGATAAGACGTGAGTACTCGAAGTGACGGTCAACAGTGACAGTCAACTCTGACTCAAGGTTTGCTTGGATTGTTACTGCTGCGGCTTCACCCTTAGCAGAAGCTGCACCACGAGTAGGCTTAGGGATGTGGATTACATCGCCTTTCTTGCCAGCCATTTGAATGCGCTTGACAAGAGGAGCCATCTTAAGGTTCTTTTGATATGCAGCAATTACCTCGTCACTCCAGATTTCTGGAATGAAAGTACCTGCTGCTGTTTTGTCTACGAACGCATTGGCCGTAGGATATACAGCGGAAGTTTCACTAGCCATGTCTAATCTCCTTTAGATTATTTGACACGACCCTCTGCATAAGCTTGAAATATTTCATTTGACAAAGCTTGATAACGCTCAGGGTCTGTTTTCATTAGTTTAATAATGTCGGCCCTACGATATGTTTTCTTACGTGTCCCTGCACTGCTTCCTCGTGCGTTGCCTGTATTAGCTGCCTTTAGTTGTTGCTTACGTGCTTGTCTTTCAACATTGGCAGTCTGCTGTGCAACTGTTTTACGTTCTTTCCAGAGTGTAAACAGTTCGTCAGCAGCGTCAGCATCGTACTGCTGGTCAGCTTGTACAAACAATTGAGTCCTAATCTTAGATGCTTTAATCCACTCAGCAAACTTAGGATCCTGTAGAATCTGTTGCATGTCTGAGTGTTTAGCTTGAAGCGCTGAAAGTGACGACTGCTTTTTGTATTGAGTAGTGTACTGTTCTGCTTCTCTAATCTTAGGATGATTCTCAATAGCACGATTAACGGCTGCTTGAGGATCTGTAAAATAATCTATATCGTCTTCAGGCTCAACGTATTGTTGTTGAGGTGCTTGCTGTGTTTGACTACTGATGTAGTCATCCACAACTTTACGAAGTTCGCCTACTTCGGAAGACTGACGACCTAAAAGCTTTTCAGCTTCTTGGTGCATCTGTACTACTTCTTCTAAAGACTTACCTTGGTACTTCTCTGGTAAACTTGGTTCTTCGGCTTGAGGTTGCTCAACTTCTTGTTGAATCTCGTTAACTTCGTTTTGCTCGATTTGATCAGCGTTTCCTTCTTCAGGGGCTTGATCAATAATCGTTGCTCTAGACATAATTAAACTCCGTGATCGTTATCATTATGGAGATGTTATTGTTTACCTGCTTTTTCGTGTTCCCTAACCCATTTCATATGCTGACCCGGAAAGTCTCCGGAAGCACCATCAAGGTGAAAAGACGGGGCAGATACCATTTTTGTAGCGTTGGCACCACAACCGCACCTACTGGTTGTAACGGTACCTTCTACAAATTCTTCAAAGACGTGCCCGTTTGTACAACGGAAGTCAAATACTTTAAACATCTACAGGCTCTTGTTCTTCTGCTTCGGCTTGCTCTCTGGCAGCTTCTATAGTAGCCTGTAGGTTTATTACTGTTGCAAAAGCAGCTACCTGACCTTTACGAAAGAAGAGATCTTCTTCGTTTTTTACAGTTTGGATATCAGCCAACTGAGTTGCATTATTAGAAAGTTCATGAATGAGTTGTTTGAAACCTTCGTGATTGAAGAGTTCGTTGTAGTTGTTAAAGTAAGTTTCAAGCTCAGGTGTCATAAGTTTCTCTATATGGTTTACTATAGTTATAGTATAGCAGATTTTTAGTCATTTGTCAAGCTTTTTCTTAGGGTTTCTTGACGATCACAGGCATGGCACTTGCCACAAACAACAAAACCATTGCCTACTTCTGTAGGTTTTCTACAGGACCAGTACATCTCACGAAGCTCCTCAGGCATACTTAGGTAAATACCTTTGCTGCGTTCTAACGATATAACTGTCATGTGTTCAAAAGGCGCTAACCAAATAGGTTTAGTACGTCTATTGGTACACAACGCATTTAACACACCTTGTGCTTCAGCACCTTCGTCCCTACCTATGTTGTAGTCACCTGTGTAAACAATGTTAAACTGTTTACTTATTGCAGAGGACACTCTCATAGCTTGAAACAGAGCTAAAGTCATGTCCTTACCTCCGGGGTACTGAGCCTTCAGAGAGTAAATTGAAGAAGAAAACTCAAAGGGTCTTTGGTTTTTCTTCATAAAATTTATAGAGTCTAGTATAGCCTCTGCTTCAGCTTTACAACGTCCTTCTGAGTTGTCAATGTGTATGGAGTGTACGTGTATGTCCTGTTCTGTGTGTTCCAAAAGATTCCATAGTAATGACACACTGTCCATACCACCTGAGTACATTACTAAGGCTGTTTCGTTTTTATTTCCCTTAAAGTAGTTTTTGTTGAAACAAATATCTAAAGCTTGCTTTACTTTAGTTTCATAACTCACTTTTTTCTACGTCTCCCTGAAGCAGTAACTGCATGTTTAATTTTAGCAGGTCCTGTTTTACGTTTAGCTGAGGACTTCTTTTCAGCCGCTGTCATCTTAGCTGCAACAGCCTTAGGTCTACAAGATGGGTAAGGACGCTTCTTTTTTTCTTTACCACTGCGTCCACAGGGCTTACCTGTCTTTACGTCTACCCATTCTTCTTTAAACCACTTAGTAAGTCCACCTTTGGGTTTACTCATAAGTACCACCACGTTTCTTGTACTCTTTAGTCAACCAGCCAGAAGCATAAGCACTAGGCCACACCTTGTACTTCTTCTTTGCTTCTGCTTTGACTTTAGCGTACAACGCTTTGTTTTTAGGTTTAGGGCTACTTTTTGCCTTTGGCATCTTTAGTACCCCTTAGGTTTGCTCTTGCCTTTCTTCTTTCTTTTACCTGCGCAGTTTGGCATAATAGCCTCCTTACTTTTTGTGGACTTTTTGAACTTCAAAGTTAGCAGCTTTAGACGCACCCTTATGTGGCTTGTAACCTTCTGCAGGGTCTTTCATCAGCTTATAGCTACTACCGCTTTTCATCCAGTGGTAACCTTTGGGTGCGTTAACTTTCATTTCTTAGGCAACCTGACTTCTTTACCGTTTTGAAAATAACGCATACCTTTGTCCGTACCACGAACTTCAACACTTTGGCTCATATCAGCAATAGGTAAACCTTTGCCAGATTTAAGATCTACATTAGCTGCTGTATAATCTGTTTCGCCCGAAGAAGACATAGTAGCTGCAGTAACGCCAGAACCTCCAACAGCTCCTCCAGCCCCTGCTTTGCGTTGTCCTTCACGGTAAGTGCGTTGACCTTTAGTAGCTTTTTCAGATTTTTTTTGTCCGTCAGTCTTTTTTGTTGTTAGATCTTTGCCGTGTTTTTTAGCACCTTTAGCTATTTTTTCAGCAGCTTTTGCTGCTCCTCTAACTATTGCTCCTGCTGCCATGATTATCTCCTTACCATTTTTTACACGACCAGTATCGTGCTGTGAGTTTACTAGGTGGATTTGTGTCACACTTGTGACGTGCTCTAAACGACTTACGACGTGCAGGCTGATCTTTCTTAATGGTCATCTTTGCGTCACCAAATCGTATAGTCTTTGTTTTGTCACCTTCCTTGGCAACTACTATAAACTTCTTAGTAGGGTGGCTAGGCGTCCGCTTTGGTTTGTTGTACCCGCTTACTCCTGCTCGTGCTAGTTTTGGATCCTTGGACTTTGGCATTACATAATTCCTCCACCTTGGTTTCCAGTTGGACCACTTGGTCCTCTAGGACCTGCAGGCGCTGGAATGTCCCTTGGAAGTGGTTGTTCACTTGGTCCAGCAACATTTGCATTTCTTTCTGTGTTATTAGCATTAGTTTTGCCTTCTATTTCTCGTTTTTTAAGAAGAGTGTCTGCAACACGCATACGGCGTTCAAACTCTTTGTCTTCTGCGTCCCCTTCACGTAAGTTACGGGTAATAGCGTTAATACGGTCTATTTCAAGCTCCTGAGGAACCGCCTGAGCCTCTGCAGCCAACTTAGTAGCCCTAGCCTGTGACTCTTGGGCTTGTGCTGCTAGAGCCGCTGTCTGGGACTGCTGGAACTGTAGTTGTGCCTGTTGTGCTGCCTGAGCCATCTGTTGTTGCTGTGGGTTAGGCTGAGACGCTTGTGCTAAAGCTGCAAGCAGTTCTTCACGGTTAGACAAGTTCATGTTGTCTACTACAGACTGTATAAGTGTATTGTACAACGGTGACTCTTTGCCCATTGTTTGCAACAACTGTACAAGCTGAGTTACTTCGTACTCACGAGCAATGATACCCAAAGTACTGCTTGCGTTGAACTTGTAGTCAGCAACAGGGTAGTTCTCTGGGTCAAACTGCATGTAACGGTGTGCAGCTTTCTTAACAAATGGAATTAAGAAGGACTGTTGGAAGTTAATCAATGTCCGCTTGTGACGCTTAATAATAGCGCCAAGAGACATACTAATACCAGCGGCAGTAGCCTCGCCGTTAACCTGACCTGCAACTCCTGCTGAGTCAACGGCTCCTGTTGCTTGCTGTACCATTTGCTGCAGTGCTCCGGCCTGAGCAAAAGTGATTTGACTAACTTGACCAAAGTTGAACGGTTGAAGTACTTCACGAGGATCTCCGTTGGTTAGGATCATCTTGCCCGGACGTACTTCTGGTTTAGCACCACGGGGTAGTCTAGTGGCGTCAATAGCCATCATTGGGTGAATAGTAAGACTTAGTGCGTCAATACGAGCACGTAGTTCCGTGTCAAGTGCTTTTTGAGAGTTGTAACCTTTTTCACATACACCACGACCCCAGAACCTACCGGGTACTACGTCCCAAGGAAACGCTACTACTGGGCGGTCCTGCATCATGTAAGGGTTAGCTTCGGCCTTAAGAAGTACGCCTCCGTTAGCAATTACTACAACGGCTTCTACGTACTTAGGTCCTGTGTCTTCGTCTTCTTCATTTGTTTCAACAACTTCTTCGTCAAACTCATCATCAATAGCTGACTTAAGAAGTTCTCGTGGAACTAAACCGTAGTACTTAGTAAGACGAATCTTGTCGTCGTTGTAAATCGTTAGGTCTTGGTCGGGTTCCAAGTCGGTGTCAGGAGCAGCGTTGCCTATGTACACGTCACGGTACACGCCCTGTTCCTGTAGTATTTCTACTTGGTGACGACTAACAAACTCATCAATAGCTACACCTAGTGCGTCATCAACAGACGTTGCTACAGGGTCAATTAGGAAGTTCTGAGGTAGTACAGGCTTAAGCTTTACAACTACACGCTCAGTTATGTTTACACCTACTGCTTGAAGATCACCGCCCATAATAGGCTGAGTAGCAGGAGCCATCTCCTTCATTTCTTCAATAACAATCTCACCAATGCCTGTACCAAACACTGCTGAGTTAATTAAGCACTCTGCTACGGCTTTACGTACCATGCAGTTTTCAAAGTCTTCAGTTAGCTTGTTACGCAGGAACTGTACGTCTTGACGATCTGTGTCTCCAAAGTTGTCACTAACGTCAAACCACTTACCACGTCCAAACGTAGCTTCTTCTAGCTCTGCTACATTGGACTCAACAGCCTGCTGAAGTGCAGGAGAAATAATACGGGAACGCTCAGACTTACGCTCACTGTCTGCAGGATCCCATTGACCACGCCATAATCTATAGTACTCTTCAAATCTTCCTTCATAGTTTGACTCGTAATAGTCACGCCAGTCCTCGCATTTGGTTATGACCCATTCTTCAATAGACTCTTCAACCATAAGTGGGTCTTGTTCATAAAATTCAGCCATATTAATACCCTGCTACTACGTCTAAGATTTCGTGGTCTTCGATTTCGTATTCGTAGTCGTAAGCCACATTAGCTAACTGATCAATGTACGCTAGTGCATCAATCAAGTCATCGTGTGTTAAAGGATCAGGAAATTGGAATAACTGGTCAAGAAACCTAGAATTCCATTCACCCTTGTTTAGCGTTACGTACCCATTTTCAAACCGTCCTTGTAACGCCCACATAACACGGTCTGTTTTCTTTTTGTTCCCGTGGGTTAACTCTTCAACCCTAAAGAACATACCATAGCGTTTTTGCATGTCCATCAATGGTGACATGACGGCCTGTTTAGCAATACCTCTTTCGATTCCCACCGACACGGGACGGTAATCTCTAACGGCCTGAAATATCTTAGCTGCTGTTTCGTCAAGTGTCCATCTACCGTATATGATATTGTCAACATACCAACCATGCTCATTGACCTTAACCACGGCAATCGCTGTTTCGTCAAGCTTGGAGCTTTTAGTCTTCTTCTTGTTGACTTCTTCAAATCCTGCCAAGTCAACTGCAATGTAGTAATCTCCTACTTCCGGCTCATCTTCACTAAACTTAACCCAGTCTTCCTTAAACATCTCTGAACCACGGGCTTCAAACGACGCCATAAATTCCTGACGAAACGCATAAGAAGACATAGACCTTTTAGCAATGTCGATTTCACTGGGGTCCAATAAGGGGTTATCGTAAGAAGTAAAGTGCCAAGCTTTGTACGTAGGGTCATCATCCAGTTCTGCATATTTGTAAAGTTCATAAAAGTGGTTTCTTCCCATTGGTGTGCCTATGAACATTGCACATCCTTTTTGGTCAGCCAACGCAGGTCTAAGGATCTGCTCAAACACCTCTGGCTTCATGTCAGCGTACTCGTCCATTACTAGGAACTTAAGGCTGACACCTCGCATTGTTTCGGGTCTGTCGGCACCTTTGAGGCTGATCGTTGCTCCGTTGACAAGCTTAATTTGCAAATTATTAATATGGCTACCAGTAATAACAGGGTGCCCCAGTTCCAAGAGGGTGGACCACATAATGTCTCTGGCTTGTCCCTGAGTAGGTGCGACGTAAAATACATGGCCTTTGTCCGCCTGCAGTGCGTTTACAATTAACATCCACGCTGCTAACCTAGACTTACCTGTACGTCGCCCAGCAGCTACTATTTTAAATCTAGTGTCGTCTGCCCAGACTTCTTGTTGCCAAGGCAGTAGTTCTATATTAAGGTCCGTCAAAAGTTCAACCTAGGTGTTGCTGGTACTAGCTCAAAAGAAATAATACTCACAAACGTAGAGGTAGCTTCTGGTGTTAGACTCAGGGTGTCTCCTTCTTTTGCTACAAGAAACTCACCGTACTGTCCACCAAACTCTAGAAACTCACCACTGCCTACGTTCTTACCCGCTAGAAAGTCTATGTCTACACCATTGTGTACCCACTTAGCACTAAGGTTTTTACTACTACCTGTTGTATTCGAGATAAATAAGTAAGTAACTATTGCGTCGTAGCCAGCAGGTACGTCTAGGATAGTATTAGCAGACCCTGCTGTTAGTGCGTCCCCGTGAGAAAACTTCATTAGTACAACCAAATCACTGGAGTTGTACCCCTAGTGTCCACATGTACAAAGTCGTCGTCAATACCTATGCCTGTGAAGCCTAGCTTTACTGCGTTAGACACGATAGTGTAGCGGTCAGCGGCGTTTGTTATTCTTATGTCCGCCGCTATTCCCTGCGCATGTGTTCCCGGCACTGCTTTCTTTTTTTCTATTGGGTGCAGCGTTGGATGACGGTAACCAGACGTTACCTCAAAGGGAAAGCCACATACGCCCCGCAACTCGTCTAACTTCTCTAGGAACTCTCGTTCCATGTTGTTAGTACCAGTAACCTGACAGTCGAATTCTTCTCTTGTAAAGTACTTAAGAGTCATCTTCTACTACTTCTCCTTCTATAATATCGTCAGGAGTAGTTACTTCTGCAGTACCAACACCTGTAATATTAATTTGTATAGCGTTCCTACCGTTGTCTTTTACTACGTCCTTCTCAAAAGCACCCACTGGTAGTATACGGTCCATAACTAATTTCCAAGCAGCAGCCTGATTCTTATGGTCGTCGTCCAAAGCAGCATCAAAAATAGTCTCTAGGACCTTACGAGACTTAGGACTAGCCAACATCCTAGCCTTGTACTCATTGATTATCGCTGCGTCACCCTTTGGTCGGCCTACAACACCCTTGTTACCGGGTTTTACAGCGGCTACTTCGGACTTCCGGGGTCTGCCACGACCTCTTTTTTTAACTTCAGTGGTCATAACTAAAATTATCCCTGTTTATGACTATAGTATAACACAAGTCTACACAAAAGTCAAGCCATTTTTAGGTTAATTCCTGGGACAGTAGAAACTTGAGTAAAAACAATAGGTTACTTACTGTTATTTTTACCTTAATTTTTTCAATTTTGGCTTATTTTGTGCTTAAGGTGCTACTACAATTATAAACGCAAACATAAGCCCTCCCCCGGCCCAAGTTATCCACAGGTTTTCCACAACACCAAAGTTATCCACAGGTTATCCACAGGTTATCCACAGGTTGTGGACATCTTGTGGACAACTTGTGTACAACCTGTGGATAACTCTAGGGTTGTGGATAAAGTTATGCACAGGTTATCCACAGGTTATCCACAGGGTCAACCAAAGTTATCCACAGGTTTATCCACATGGCCCTGAGAGGCCCTGAGAAGCCGCTCACGGGGTTTTACACTTGGGGTATGCTAAGGTATCAACAAAAGTTTTTTCGAGTTTTTGCACTTTGGGGGTTGACAAGTGTGGGGACTTGTGTTATACTATAGTCATAAACAGGGATAATTTTAGTTATGACCACTGAAGTTAAAAAAAGAGGTCG